CTGGGGCGGGGCTTAGTATTACCCCCGCCCCAGGTTCAGCGGAGTCATCACGTGGATTACACGTGATATTAGTCTATATATAGCTCAAGTTGTAATATTTTATCATTCATTGAATAAAATATGGCTCGGCAAGTTATATGCTGGTGCTTTACATTAAATAATCCTCTCTCTCCTCTTTCTCTTCATGATTCAATGAAGTATCTTGTTTATCAAACTGAACAAGGTGAAGCTGGAAATATTCATTTCCAGGGTTATATTGAAATGAAGAAGCGTACATCTCTTGCTGGTATGAAGAAATTAATTCCAGGTGCTCATTTTGAAAAGAGGAGAGGTACTCAAGGAGAAGCTAGAGCTTATTCAATGAAAGAAGATCCAAGGCTTGAAGGTCCATGGGAGTATGAAGAGTTCGTTCCCACCATTGAAGATAAGCTCAGAGAAGTTATGAATGATATGAAGATTACAGGTAAGAGACCTATTGAGTACATCGAAGAGTGCTGTAACACGTATGATAAATCTGCAAGTACTTTAAGAGAGTTCAGAGGTGAATTGAAGAAGAAGAAGGCTATTTCCAGTTGGGAGTTGCAGAGGAAGCCATGGATGGATGAGGTAGATGCTTTGCTTCAGGAGAGAGATGGAAGACGAATCATTTGGGTTTATGGCCCACAAGGTGGAGAAGGGAAAACCTCTTACGCTAAGCATCTCGTAAAGACGCGTGATGCTTTTTATTCGACAGGTGGAAAGACAGCCGACATTGCTTTTGCTTGGGACCACCAAGAGTTAGTGCTCTTCGACTTTCCACGAAGCTTCGAGGAGTATGTTAATTACGGAGTAATTGAGCAATTAAAGAATGGTATTATTCAATCCGGAAAGTATCAAAGTGTAATTAAATATAGTGATTACGTTGAGGTTATTGTATTTGCTAATTTTACTCCGCGAAGCGGTATGTTTAGTGAGGATAGGATTGTCTATGTATATGCGTGACGTCATGTGATCCCTTGCTGAG